AGTACAAGTCATGCACCCATCCATAAGAATTAATGCTTTGACATTACATTTAGTGCAGAGTTGCATCTCAACACCTTTGGCTTCTTCTTTCTTAGCTTCAAGATATGCTTGTTGATGCGCGTCCACCTTAACTTTAATAACACCAGTTGCTATTAAATGCTGTTCAATTACGCTACCAATCTCAGCGACTAGCGATGGCATATACACACCGCCTTTTTTGTAATAACCCCCTTTCGGGTCAAAGACATTCTTGAGTTCTTCTACAAGGAAAGTAGAGTCACCACCTTTGCGCCATACCGCAGACACCAACCGAGTCATTGCCAATACCCACTGGAAATGGTCCATGTTCTTTGAGTTAATAAACATCTCGTAGGGATGACGCTCGTCACCATTCAGCACCATATCGTTAATTGTGATATACAAAGCGTGTTCAGACTGAGGTGTCTTAATCTTATACGTTGTACCTGTCAAATGCGGTGGCCGAGGAAAATTCTCGTGTATCATCTCAAATACCACTTTTTCATCTTCTTTATCAACTACTTTATAGCCAACAATTTTTTGATCTATCTTTAACATAAAGTCATCTCCCACCGTTTTGGCACAATCATGTGTGTTTTTAAAAAATCTCTAAAGTGCTGGTTTTTGCGTCTGCCAATACTTGGTTTTTTCACTTGTTCAATATTAATCTTTTTTAAATTTCGACATTGGCGTGCAAAGTCTTCTTTTTTGTAAAACCAGTACGACATGCCACCAACATTTCTTCTGATCCTTTTTTCTTTGCGCATTTTTAATGACACATATCGATACTCAAGCTGGTTATCAATGCAGTAATCCATCACCGTTGTTTCGTCATCACCAAAATGGATAACGCGCAAATTGCTCAAACTCAAATTGTTTGGATTGCCATCGACATACTCGCAAGTATCGCCATCGTCGGGCCAATACCCATGCGACATGTAAATCGCAATTTTCCATGCAGGATAAGTTAAATTGATTTCACCTCGACGAAATGAGATCGTTGCGTGCTTGTTTTTGTTTGCAAACTTGGCTGGCGAATCAGATCCGCCACGATAAAAATTACCTGTTTTTGCACTGTATCTCACAATCTCTTTGATCTTGCACAGTTCTTTGTGATCCATCATCTACCCCACTTACTACGTCAAAAAATCTTAATCTTTCTGCTGCATTTAGCCTAGAAAGAGCCTTGTATAATTTTCTGGTTTCACCATTGTGCTGGCGAATAAGTCGCTTGCAACGTACTTCAAATTGCTTTTGATTCAACTCATGCACCAGACCTAAAGTAAAAACTTCACTCGTAAACCTGTCACGCAAGAATGGCGACAGGTTGATAAATATCTGACTAATGTTCATCGTTGATGCTTCACAACATTAAAGATTGGTCGTTGCAGCTTGCACTTGTCGCATTCTCTATAACCGCGACTTTGATAAATGCGCCAGTGTTCGTGTTTGCATTCACTCTGTACTGGCGTTAATGCTTCAATCGGTTTTACTAATGGTATATCCATATTCCCGCCAAGATTAATCCCAAAACAAAGAAAATAAGTGCCGCTGCGTCATCAATTCCCATCAGCGTACTCCACCAGAAAACAGACGATCATAACCACAATGCCTGTCCAAAAAATCAATTCGCCCATTGTTCCTCCTCCTCTAATGCACGAAGCATTAATTTTAATTGCTGGATCTCTTTTAAAAGGTCTAATTTAACCTTTTTGATTTCCTTTTTGTTTTTTTGAGCCATTTGCAGGCGATTGTAAACTTCATCTTTTGTCATCTCGTCACCATCTCCCCACGAACATTACGTTCCATCTCGTAAACACTGTAAATTTTTCCATCGTGAATAATAAATTCACCAATACTGGTTTTAATAACCTCATGGTAATGACGATGCATGGTCGCTACTGCAACAAATCCAGTCAAGCAACCAGCTAAAAATGATGCAATTAAGCACCAAATAATTGCGTTGTCTTTCATTCTACCACTCCCGTTGCGCTGTCATTGCAGACAGCAGTGATGATTCTGGTTGGTCTTTTGCTCATTTGGTAAGCACCAACAGCAAACTGCCATTCCTGTTGCGCATTAGCACATGCCTGGCGTGTATCATAAGGTATTGCCGTTGTTGTATAGGCAATGCGTTCAACTTGCGTTGTACGTCCTTTCTTGTCGATTGTGGTATCGACTGTAAGAAAACTTAAAGTTAAAACCAATGTTGCGCTCATCGTCTTATGCCTCGAATTGTGTTGTTTGTTGTAGGATTTCCAACTCAGCACGGATCTGTTTGCTGACTGTTTCAATAAATGCATCCTGCTCATCCTTGTCTGGAATGGCATTAGCAATGAAACTTAAACCACGCACGATCTCCGTGCAAACCAGCGCAACATTGTGTGCTGGATCTTTTGAGTTGATTGCTTCAGCAATCATTTGTTGAACGGGATTGATTTTCATCTCATTGCTCTCTTAAGTAGTTTACGAAGTCTTGTGTTTTCTTCCATTGCTTTGGAATGCAATTTTGCCATCGCTAAAAAAAGCGCAAGCATAACCAAATAGGCGACATCCGAGTCGTCTAGGAATTTTATAAATTCAATCATTTTGTTAACCTCAAAAAAGGCACCGCGTGTGCGGTGCGAGTAGGAGTATTCGTTAAATCAGATCACGCAATTTGTAATCTGAGTGGAAATTATCAATGGTGGTAGCACCACGATAAATCTCAATAAAATTGTCGTCGATATGTTCTTCGACAATTTCAATAAGTCTTTTTGATGGTTTGTTAACTGGATCACCATCTTCATCAAAGATGGCAATGTTTTCAATGTCAATTTCTCTTTCATCCTCAGCTTCGTGATGAAATGTAGCTTCTCTAAAGCTACCAGTTATTAACACTTTGACCTCAGCGGTCAACTCATAATTGTCATGCGTGACAATTTGGAAAGTGATTTGTTCATACATAACACACCTCCTACACAATAGCAGCAAGCATCACTGATGCTTTGCGTGGAAAGTGATGCCCATCACGTTTGATGGTGTTAACAGTCGCAACTGCACCAGATGCAATTGCTTGAGCGTGGGTGCGGAATGCAACCCACTGAAAAGATCCGTTTTGGTTAACGAATCCGCATACAGATGTGTGTTTTTTGTTCATGTTGTTTACTCCTAAATAAGTTGGGCGAACTGGGCGCATATTTACGCCCAGTTTTTTTTGTTATTTATGCTTCAATACCGATACTTGCAAATTCAGCAACAACGTCTGCTGAAACATCACCAGAAGAAAGAGCGTCCTCAATACTGAGGAATGTGTAAGTATTCAATAACTCTTGATTATTGGAATTTTCAAAATCAAGACCCTGTTCTAATAATGTCAGACGAGCATTATGCTCAGCTGCCATTGCTATTAAAATGGATTCGTTATTTTTTAATTTTTTTAATTTTTCTTGCATTTCTTTTACTCCGTATTTATTTTGCTTTTAATGCTGCAATTTTTAACGCGCAGTCGTCTGTCAAACCTGCTAGGTGACAACCAATGCCACTCCATTGAATAAAGCCAAATTGATCAATGGTTCCAGTTATTCCGTCTAATTTAAATTTTTTCATGATTGTTACTCCAAAATTAATTTTATTATTGTTTCGCCTTCTTGAAAGCGTGGTTAAATAATAGCATACCTGTTCACGAAGTAAACATATTTTTTTATATTTTAAACAATAGAATCTAGGAATGCGCTGTAAGCCGCGTCATATCCCAGTGCAACACAAACAAACGCACCGGCATCGTGTGCGGTTTTGAGATATTCGAGCTGCATCGGTTGCCATTTTGACTTGGTGTGATCCTGCCGTTTCATCTCGCACACAAACGTGCGTGACATTGGAATAATAATGTCCGGTGCGCCTTTGGTCATGCCTTCTGCCTTTTCTCTGCTGGCTTGATACCAATTTCGTTTGCCTTCGTTTCTAATGTGCGTAGCAATCAATCCATAGGTGTCTGGGTATTCACGACGCAGTTGCGCAAAAAACGTGATTGCTTCGAGCGTTTCGCTTGGGCAGTCACCACGATAAGCCGTGTTGCCATATACTTTAAGCCAAGGGGGGAATTTCATCGTCTAACGGCCTCGCGTTGTAGTTAAATACTTTATAAAAATCACCTTCTTTTTGATAGGTAATCGTGTGTGGTGCTTTTGTTGCGTTTTTTGTTGCGCACATAAAATTATTATAATAAGTGGCAAATTTTGGCGTAAAGAAAACCGTAAACGTGCGGAACTTAGTGACAAACTCAACACGCAACATGTCGTTACCGGCTTTACTGATTGATGGTGTTACCAACATGTTTATCACGTCATCGGTTTGCATCTGGTATGGATCAGATTTGCGCTCTTGATAACGCTTAACCAGTTTTTTATTTGGATCGACCAGTTCTTCTTTGCATTCATTGCAATAACGCGCAGTAATATCATTTTCAGCATGACATGCACCACACACTTTTAACACCCATCGATAATCACAATATTCTGATTGGCAAGCTCGACCATAATGCGCTGGCAAGTAACGATCTTCTTCGGGTGTGTCTTCGTTATAAAAATCATCTTCATCTGCTGAAATAACAACGCGATCACCTCGCAGATCTACACAATACCCATTGTCGTCAATTGGGAATCCATCGGGATTAGGTCTAGGTACAAATAAATTAACCCGATGGCATTTTGGGCAACGTGCTTTAACAAAATCAATTTCGCCATCTTTAGATTTAATTGTTTTAATATCTGGATTGAAAACGTCACCATCTGGGCAGTGTCGGTCAATATTTTCTGCATAGTCTAAGACTAAACAATCTTCTTTTCCGTCGCTTAGACGCAAACCTCGTCCAATCATCTGCTGTAAAAGTGATGCAGACTCAGTAGCGCGTAGCAATGCAATCACGTCGCAGTGCGGTGCGTCAAATCCAGTAGTCAACACCGCAACATTTACCAAATATTTAATCAACTTTGCTTTGAATTTTAATAGAATGATTTCGCGTTCACCAGCCGGTGTGGATCCAGTTACAATTGCAGACAATTCTGGTGGTAGTGACTGCATAATTTCACCAGCATGTTGCACCGTAGCGGCAAAAAATAACACACCTTGGCGATCTTTTGATTGGTTTATAACGTCCGCAACAATATCAGCCGTTAACCTGCCTTTGCCATGATACGCGCGATCAATATCCTCTTTATTAAAACTACCCATGTTATTTAACTGCATGTCTTTAGTTTCGTAGTGGTCGCTGTGAATAGCACCAATAACAGGTGGACATAAATAACCTTGCTGGATTAACTCTTGCGCAGAAATCTTGTAAACCATTTTATGAAAATACGGATCTTTTGCTTTTAACTCATGAAGAAACTCATCACGGATATTTACTTTATAAATATATCCTGTATTCATTCGGTACGGTGTGGCAGATAACCCAATGACGCGCAGTCTTTCATTAAATACTTGTAGCTGCTCAATTATGGTAATGATGGTTGGCGTGATCCGGTGACACTCATCAATAATAACTGCGCAAAATTGACTGCCAAAGCGTTCAATTTGATTCTTGATGCTAACGGGTGTACCAACCACCAATGGATGCTTAAGGCACGCTTCACCAACGCTTGCACTGAAAAGCGACACAGCATTTCCAGTTAATCGAATCTTTTCTGCGTTTTGCTCAAGCAGCTCTTTGCTAGGAACAATACACAAAACGTGTTTGCCTTTGCTTACTTGATGCAGCGTATTGGCAATTTCGGCAACAATGATGGATTTACCTGCGCCTGTTGGTAATTCTAAAACGCAGGACTCCACATTTTTGCGTACCCATGCAATCGCTTCATCGTGTGCTGATTGTTGGTATGGGCGCATTTTTTGTTTCATGACAATAACCAATACTCTGTGGGTTTACCCATGTATGGCGTTAAATCCGCATCTGGTAGCAATTCTTTTACTGCTTTGGCGTAACTGACGGATCCTTTCTTAACCACCTTGGTTAACTTGTGACCGGCAATTTCACTGTCTTTGTTGTCACAGCCATCTATGATTTCTTGCAGTGTTGCTTTGGCTAATTCTTCAAGCGATGCAATCTGAGCTTTGAGTTCAAAGTAATACTTAACCTTGTCGTCCAAGCCATCAACATTTGTGTGCTTAAGTGCTAAATGCACAGCCGCGTTGTGATGACGCTCCAACAGGTATTCTTCATAAAACGCCAGCAGTTTTGACAGGTTTTCTTTAATCCATGTGTCGTCATATTCAACCATCTCGGTTGATGATCCAAACGGACTCCATTGGTAAAAGATGCACGTTTTTCTGCGCGTCACAAATAACTGGATTTGAATCTGCGCATAATAATGCGGCTGATCTGCAATCGTTTTAAACATTGGGTTTTCTGCATTACGCAAACTAAATGGACATTTGATTTCAATCAAATGATCACTAACAAAACCATCTGGTGATGCACCAAGCCACACGTCAAACGGATGAAAACTTGTTTCCTCAATACTGCTTCCTGTTTCCATTTGAAAGTCTAACTTTGCCATGTCTTCATGGAACGTGCCGTACTCTGTAGCACTGTTACCTTTAAATTCTTTTTCTGCATTGTGCCATTCGCGCACCATTGCACGCATGACATCTTTGGGTTTTTGATGTGGTGACAATCCAAGAATTGCACCGACTGCTGATGCTGTTACACGTCCGCGTCTTAACGCGAACCATTCGTCTGTTCTTTGCTCAATCATTTTCTTTTCCTTTTTTTGGATAATTTTGAATTGGATATTTTAATTGTGTTAACAGTTCTTTTTTTCTTTTGCCTTTTGCGTTGATGTAAACATATCGATGCTTCCTTGACCTTGGTTGAAGTGAAAATTTATCGCCATACAATTCTCTAATTTCTTTAGCTGTGTACTTATCAGCAATCGTTTGACAATGCTTATCAACACCTGCAATAGTCCAATTAGTTCTCTTAGCAGACAAACCGGTGTATAGCCAGTTAGTAGCTTGATAGACAATACCAAAATGGTTTTGAGCTGTATCAGCATAAGACACCACAATTTCTTTTCCGCATTTTTTTAACGTATTGCCAATCAAATAACTTTCACCATTTTTTTTAACATCATCATTTACCCACAATCTAGTTAGCTCAATTACATTATGCGCATTATCAATTCCCGCAATGCCTTTGCGTAATGACGAACTTGATGGCGTTCCATAACAAACAACACCTTTTAGCTCGTCATTTAGAAAAAGACCAAATGCAATACTGCATGGTGCTTTTCTATGCAAATAATGTTCTTTAATAACTACATCCATTGCTAACTTGTATGTAATTTGTTTTATTAAATAATTTTTCATTGTGATAGTTTGCACATCCTTGTGCTGTAAATTGGTTAATTAAAAAGGCAAATCCGATTCAAAATCAGCATCGTCGATTTGGGCTGGCTTAGGAGTCGGTGCAGGTGCTGCTTCTTCTGTTGTGCGTGGTGATACTGCGCCAATATAATTTCCCGTCTTGTCATCAATGTTCCAGATAAGAATTTTGATTAGCATGGTTTTACCAGTTAACACGGCAAGTGACTCGTTAGTTGGATCTTTATCCAGTTTTGCCAACTTACCGCCAGCGTTTTTGTCAATGTTTGCAAGCATTGCCTTGGCTTTGTCTGCTTTTTTGGGATTGCTATCCCACACGCGCACTTTCTGAAAGATCTTGCGATTTTTAAATGCGTCGGGTTTAACAATAGTCCACTCGACATTGATGTACTCATCACCTTGAAACTGCTCAATTGATGGTTTAGTAATGATTGCCATCGCTGTTGTGCCATCTGGAATAAGCTCATAGCTTGATGATGCTTCAAATTTTCCAGTTGCTTCTGTAGCCGCTGACTTACCTTCGCTTGTTGTCCAAAAACTCATTGTTATACTCCTGCTTGATTAATAAATTGCGCTAAAGGATTAACGCCGTACTGTAAAAAAATGTCATCAACTAAACCCATACGGTTTTTGCTAACAGATGACGCTTGGCTTGTGCATTGGATAATGCGCTCACCGCTACTTGTTGCTTTTGTTTTTTTCTTTTCATCAGTTAAAACAAAAGTTTCAAGACGCAGATAGCCAACAAAGTCCACATCATCGATGTAATGACTTTGCGATTTTTTTTCCATTTTCATACCAAATTGCTGATATTGATCCGCATCTGGTAGACTTATTGTGTTAAGTTCAGCGTGGCTCAAAAACACAATGTTCATATCTTTTTTGTCCGTTAAAACTTGGCAGGCTTTACGCACACGTCCGTGCATAGAGCCAAGAGCTTGATAGCCAGCACCATAACCACCTAATGCTGTGGCAAGTGCTTTAGCGTTGTTGTCGCCTTTTGTAATGTCATCAATAAACAAACGATCCAGTTTGCTTACTGAGTCAATTACCAATGTTTTGTATTGGTGATCTTCTTTAATCAACGCTAAAAGTTGATTGTAAATGTCGCTTCCAGTTTCTAAGATTGGAAATGCGTCTGGCATTGCATCAGCAGGAATTGAAGACAAGCCATCTTCAGCTCTAATAAAAATTGGCGCAGGAAACGTATTAGCCAAAGACGTTTTACCTGTACCAGCTCCACCGTAAATAGTAAACAAACGATATTTGTTTACGGGTTTTGTAATGCTATTAAGTAAGCTCATTGTTGCTCTCCCATTGGGAATTAAAAAAAATATCTTTACCGAGGTTGCTATTATCCGCACGCTGTTTATAATGTCAACATATTTTTTTATAACTTGAACAAAAGGAAATGACAATGCTTACACCAGACGAGATTAAAACCAAACTAAAACCCATGAATGTGAGTGAAGTTGCACGCTCAACCGACATATCCCGTTTGACGCTACATCGCTTTATCCATGACATTGAAAAGCGTACTACTTATGACATGATTAAAAAACTTTCAGACTACTTGGAATCTTTATGAGTCAAGAATTACTCGATGCAATCCGTGCGGCTGGATTTAATCCTCCGCCATATATAAAGAACTCAGCCATCACAAGATTCCAGACGACTGGCAAGGACAAGTCGGGATGGGTATCCATGTTCGCTGATGGTAAAGGCGCAGCATTTGGCGATTGGAAATCGGGTGAGATTCACTATTGGTTTTTAAACGGTCAAGCATCAGCGAGCGATTATGATCGCGAAGAAGCACTAAAGAAAGCCAAGGAGGAGCGTGACTTTGCTTATGCGTCTGCCGCATTTAATGCACAAGAGCTTTACGCCAAGTTACCCGCACTTGAAAGCCATGATTACTTAACACGCAAGAACATCAAGGTTGATTCTGGTTTGCGTTTGTATGCAGATCGTCTTGTTGTACCTGTATATGGCGCAGACGAGCAGATCCAATCATTGCAATTTATTGCAGCAGACGGTGAAAAGCGTTTTTATACCGGTGGAAAGATGCAGGGTGGTTACTATGTCATTGGAAATCTGGGCGACACCGTTTTGATCGCAGAAGGTTTTGCAACAGGTATGACACTGCATGAAGCAACCGGTCACTGCGTAGTCGTTGCGTTCAATGCCGGAAATCTCAAACCAGTGTGCGACATGATCCGAAAAGAATATAAAGGTCGGGTGATTATCTGCGCTGACAATGATGTGTCGGGTGTTGGCGTTGAGAAAGCCAAGAAGTGTGGGGTTGACGTGCTGTATCCACCAGTCGTGGGTGAAGACTTCAACGACATGGCAATTAACAATGGCTTGGACTCGGTACACAAGCTGATATGTGGACGCAAACAAGAGTTGTTTGTGTCTGTGCAGGAATTAATGGCTAAGATGAAGCCAGCCGATTGGGTGATAAAGGATGTGCTGGAACGAGGATCCAGCACACTCTTGTTTGGGGAATCTGGCGCGTGTAAATCTTTAGTTGCTTTAGACTGGGCGTTTTGTATTGGCACAGGCATATCTTGGCACGGACGAATGACGAAGAAGGGTCTAGTCATCTACATCGCGGGTGAAGGTCATCGTGGTTTAGCTATGCGTATGCAAGCTCTAAAGCAAAAATACAGTCGTGATCCAGATAACATCTATTTTAGCACAAAATCCGTGAACATGTTGAGCGCAGATGCGGTGCAACAAATCATCCAGATCATTGCCGAGATTACCGATCAAGAACCCTACGCCATTTTTATTGATACACTGCATAGAAACATGCACGGTGATGAGAACAGCAGTGAAGACATGGCAATGTATTTATCCAACATTGAAATGCTCACAAAGAAGTACACCAGCGCGATTGTCACTGTACATCACAGTGGTCATGGCGATAAAGGTCGTGCGCGTGGTAGTAGTGCCATAAAAGCTGGTATGGACGCAGAGTTTTGCATGACAAAGAAATCCAAAATGGAGGTGACTTTTAGTTGCACTAAGTCAAAAGACTTTGCGGCAGGTAGCAACATGGAATTTGCGCTAAAGATTGTGCCGCTTCAAGGTGAATGTTTTTATGATGATTACCTGCAAGAGCAAATCGATGGTGTTTACCTGGAGTATGTGGGAGTTGCTCAAGAGGAAGCGTTATTAAAACCAGCTACGCAAAAATGTTTAGATGGACTAAAAAAAGCCATCGCAGCGACGCAAAATTTAGGTGGTTCCCGCACACTTTTGGGCGAACGGGAATTTGTGGTGTCCCGTGAGGAGTGGCGACCATTTGCGTATGAAGAAATTAAGAGCAATAACAGCAAGTCAAACTCCAATCGCTTTAATGAAGGGCTAAAAGACCTTGAAAAACAAGGACTTGTAATGCATGATGCTGGGTATTACTGGTTAAGCAAAGATGTCCCGTGATTCCCGAATTGTCCCAAACGGGATTCGGGACAGTCGCCCATTAGATTCCCGCCCGTCCCACACTCCCTTTAGGGAGTGGGAGGACGGGAACGGGAATGGGACGGGAATGAAGTTGGGAATATTTTTTTGGGATGTGTTATAATTTGTACAGGTTGTGAAAGACCTGTTAAAAGATGAATGATTAAACAAAACCGAATTTAGAATCTGAGCCGCCATCATTCACGGCAACTTTCACCAGATTATGAAGACGGTTTTTTTTATGGAGAAAAGTAATGACTGAATACGAAGATCTGCGAGATTATTTTGCGGCACATGCAATGCAGGGAATTTTGGCAGGAAGATCAAATGTAGCGTTTGAAAACGTTTCAAATCTTGCATATTACATGGCAGATAGCATGATGATTCAAAGAGCATCCCCAGAGCATCCAGAAGACGATGAATAAGTTTATGCCCACCACAAATCAGTGTTTTTATTTTTGGCGATTTATCAATGGCTGGTTTGTGGCTTGGGTTTAGTTATGTTGACAGCTTGGAAAGACAAGCACTATCACTAAACGCATTTAGGTGTTAGTGTTTTTAGTGATAGCGTGATGGCTATCGTGTTCATGTTTTAGTTTTCATTTCAATCGCGCTGGGCGGAGAGCAGTCAATTACCTAGCGCGATGCCTAGCTATCACTAAAAGCATTGCTTGTAGCGTACCGCAATTCGCAACCTTGCAGCCTTTAAAGTGGATAAGTCGCACTAGCTACGCGATCCACACGGGTTACGGCTACTGGTAACGGTAGTCTACTAATGACATAGGGCAGATTAGAACTGATTGTCATGGGGTAGTAAACAGTGCTTTTAGTGATAGTAATATATTTTTTTTCATAGGGATTTACATGGATTTTGAAAAGAAACTTAAGCGCAAAGATCGACGCGCACAAAAGTTTGTACAAGAAGTAACAACAACACCAAAGAAATCCCAGTTGCGTGCGATGAACAAGACGCAACAGCAATACATCAATGCCATTCGTGCTAATGTGATCACGTTCGGGATTGGACCGGCTGGTGTTGGGAAGACGTATATCGCAGCGTCTTACGCAGCCGATTTACTCGAAGAAAAGCTCATTGATAGCGTGATATTGACGCGACCAAACGTCGAAGCATCAAGCAAAGGATTTGGTTTTTTACCCGGTGATCTTGGTGAAAAGTTTGCACCGTACATGGAGCCGCTTTTAAGCGTGCTAGAGGAGCGTTTGGGAAAATCCTATACTGACCTATTGGTTAAGCGCGGACAGATCAAATTAAAGCCTCTGGAGTTCATGCGTGGCAGTACATTTAAGAACAGTCTGTGTATTTTAGATGAAGCGCAAAATACTACGCCATCGCAAATGAAATTATTTTTAAGTCGGATTGGTGATGACTGCAAAGTGATTATCGATGGTGACATTGCGCAGACCGACATTCGAGGCTTGTCTGGTCTTGCTGATGCAGTTGATCGGCTTTATGATGTGGATAAGATTGGTATCGTCGAGTTTGGTATTGACGATATTGTTAGATCAGAAATGTGTAAACAGATTATTCTCCGTTACCGGTAGAGGAGGTAGCAGTTATGGCAAGACCAACGAAGGGAGATTGGGATAAGGCGAAGGCGTTGTATGAAGCCGATAAGTCTTTACGTCAGATCTCCGATGAAACAAGAATTGATAATTCAAATATAGCTAAAAGAGCAAAAAAAGAAGATTGGCAAAGAGGGGTTTTACCTAAGCTCATCGAAGATACTGCGCGAGTTCGCGAAGAATTTACCGCACTTTTACCGCACCAACAGCAAGTTGTTGAAGATGCGGTAATTGAAAGACTAAAACATGTGGAATTTTTTAAAAGTTCAACGATGAAGAATTTGTCCACGATGATGCGCAAAGTGGATGAAACAATTACCATCCAAGAACACACGCAAGCACAGAATGCACTGCAAAAAGGAAAGGAAACAATCCTTGGCAAAGACATTGATACCGCCATTCAGATCAACAACACGCAACAAACGGCTGGTGACTTTAAAGGCTTGAGCGATGATGAGCTGGATACTATGCACTCATTGCTTCAAAAGGCGAGTGCGTGACACTGCTTGAAAAAGTTAAGGCTGAGAAGGCACGACGCGCAGCGTCTGCTTCACTCTATGAATTTGTTAAACAGTCATGGCATGTCGTTGAGCCTGGTGTTCCGTTCATGGAGTCATGGCACATCGAGGAGATTTGCGAGCATCTCGAAGCTGTCAGTGCTGGTGAGATACATCGACTGTTAATCAACATTCCTCCGCGTCATTCTAAATCAACTATCGTGTCAGTGATGTGGCCTGCATGGGAGTGGATCACAGATCCTGCTCAGAAGTTTTTGTGTGCGTCTTATTCTGGCACGCTGTCAACACGCGACAATTTGAAGACAAGAAGACTATTGCAATCACCTTGGTACCAGGAACGCTGGGGTCACATGTTCAAGTTTGCTGGCGATCAAAATGCAAAGCAACGTTTTGAGAATGACAAGACTGGCTATCGAC